GGTGAGGACAAAATTATACAAAATTATAAACGTATAAGGGATTAAAATGAGAATAATTGTTACAGGAGGTGCAGGATTTATAGGCACAAATTTAATAAAAGAATTAATAAAAAATGAACATCATCAAGTTGTATCGATAGACAATTACAATACAGGCACAAAATTAAATGAACAGTCTGGATGTATTTATTATAACGCAGATATTTCAGAAGTAAAAGCTTATAATGAATTTTTAGAAGATGCCGACTTAATTTTTCATATTGGTGCACGTGCAAGAATACAGCCTTCGTTTAAAGACCCTCAGGCATCATTTGAAGCGAATGTGTTAGGAACGCAAAATATTTTAGAATATGCTAGAAGAAAAAATATACCAGTTGTGTATGCGGGATCTTCTTCTGCACACGGTGACTTACATGCAAATCCGTACACATTTACAAAATGGCAAGGTGAACAAATATGTAACTTATATTATAAAGTGTTCAACCAACGCGTTGCTATATGCAGATTTTATAATGTTTACGGTCCACATCAAGCTACTGAAGGAGACTATTGTAACGTGCTAGGAATTTTTGAAAGACAGTGGAAGAATAATCAGACACTCACTGTTACAGGTGACGGAGAACAGAGAAGAGACTTTACACATGTTCAAGATATCGTGCAAGGACTGATAAGATGCGGTTATAAGCTATGTGAAGATCTCCCTGTTGAAGTGAGCGGTGAGACATTCGAGTTAGGAAGAGGAGTGAATTATTCTATAAATGAATTAGTAGATGCATTCGGAGAGATGGATGTAGAATATTTACCAGCCTATCCTGGCGAAATGAGAGAAACATTAAACGTTGATACAAAAGCTCAGGAGATTTTAGGATGGAAACCGGAGCACGACATAATAGACTATATTAAAAAGACATTTAGGAGAAAGAAATGAAGACACCAAAATTTGAATGGCCGCCTAAAAAGGGCTCTTTTAAAAAGACAAAAGAAGATTTTTTAAAGAAGACAGTCTTTTCTGAAGAGGAAGCTTCTAATAAAAAACAAACTAAAAAAACAAACAAAAAATAAAAAATAAATTAAAAAAATATATATAAAACTAACTTTTGATATTTTAGCTTTATATATATTAAAGGATTAACTAATAACAAATAAACTAAGGAGTAATGATAATGGATTTATCTGTAATAAAATCAAGGTTATCTGAACTACAAACATCAAACCAAAGAACATCGAATCTTTGGAAACCCTCACCTGGTAAAACTCAAGTAAGAATTGTCCCTTACAAATTTAATAAGGACAATCCGTTTATTGAGTTGTATTTTCATTATGACATGGGCGAAAAGAACTATCTTTCACCTATCTCATTTGGAAGACCAGACCCAATTGAGGAGTTTGCTACTAAGCTTAAAACTTCTGGTAATAAAGAAGACTATAAGCTAGGTAAAAAGATCGAAGCTAAGATGCGTACTTTTGCACCTGTCATCGTAAGAGGTGAAGAGAATGAAGGCGTAAAATTCTGGGGCTTCGGTAAAATGGTCTATCAAGAACTACTTTCTGTAATCGCTGATCCTGACTATGGTGATATTACAGACCCTGTAAACGGTCGTGATATTGTTGTAGAGTTCAAGACAAGTGAAGAGACAGGACGTTCTTTTCCAATGACTACGATTCGTGTTAAACCGAATCAAACCCCAATGACAGAAAATGCTGACATACTAAGTACTATAAAAGATACTCAGAAGAATATCACAGACATCTATAGAGAGATGGAATATGATGATCTTCAAAAGGCTCTTGAAGGTTGGTTAAGCCAGGAAGGTGATGATGAAGTAGAAGTCACTGATCCTGCAAAAAATGCTAAACCAGCTGCAGTAGAAGACGTATCAGCTGCTTTTGACGATCTATTTAATTCATAAAAAGTAGGAGAAAGTTATGAGCGAGAGACGTGATGTCCTTGCTAGCGAGCTAGCAGAGAGTCTAAACTCTAAGATTAAAGGACAAAAAGTTGCTTTTTTCTTAGACGGTTCCGACGATACACCAACAGACATAAAGGACTTTATATCTACAGGATCATCTTTATTAGACTTGGCAATATCAAACAGACCGAATGGTGGAATAGCAGTGGGAAGAATAACAGAGATTAATGGTCTCCAGGCTTCCGGAAAATCATTGCTTGGTGCACATATTCTTGCCGAGACACAGAAAAAAGGTGGTATTGGAATCTATATTGATACAGAAACTTCAGTTAGCAAGGAGTTTTTAGATGCAATAGGCGCTGATACAAAAAATATCCTGTATCTTCACATGGAAACTGTTGAAGATATATTTCAAGGTATTGAAGACATTGTAACTAAAGTAAGAGAATCTAGCAAAGACAAACATATAACTATACTTGTTGACAGTCTTGCAGCTGCTTCTACTAAGGTTGAAATGTCGTCTGATTATGATAAAGACGGATGGGCTACTTCAAAAGCGATTATTATCTCCAAGGCTATGAGAAAGATTACACAAATGATTGGAAGGCATAAAATCAGTTTAGTGTTTACTAATCAATTAAGACAGAAGATGGGTGTTATGTTTGGTGATCCATATACAACGAGTGGTGGCTTGGCTTTGCCATTTCACGCTTCAACACGTATTAGATTATCAAATATGGGAATGATTAAAGATAAAGAAGGAAATGTAATCGGACACAAATGTCGTGCAAAAATAGTTAAAAACAGAATTGGTCCTCCATTAAGAATTTCAGACTATGAAATGTATTTTGATAGAGGTATTGATGATGAAGGCGGCTGGTTAACGCAATTAAAGAATCTAAAAATTGCTCAAACAGCAGGTGCCTGGTATACAATTGACTATGACGGCAAACCTATAAAGTTCTTATCAAAGGACTTCAAAGAGAAACTCGCAGAAAACGAAGGGCTTAAAGACTATCTGTATGATAAGATCTGTGAAGCTAGCATTCTGACTTACGAAGATAAACGAGGCATTGATGATGTCGAGTTTACAGACGAAGTTGTGGATGGTGACCTTGCGTAAAAGATACAGAGAAATATTATCTGATATCGGGAAGCAGGTTTCTACTGAAAGCGGCTTAAATGAACACGTCCTGATAATTGACGGCTTAAACAATTTTATCAGGACGTGGGCCGCATCACCAGCTACTAATGCAGATGGACAACACATAGGCGGTATTGTTGGATTCTTACAAACAGTAGGTTTGGCTGTAAGAACGATAATGCCAACAAGAGTTATCATAACTTTCGATGGAAAAGGTGGATCAGCAAGAAGAAAGAAAATATTCCCAGAATACAAAGCAGGAAGAAAACCTTTGAAAAGACCTAACAGGGTTGAAGGTTTGACTGATGAAAGTGAATCTGAAAACATGCGCAGACAGTTTAGGCGCTTAATTGAGTATCTAGACTGTCTGCCGGTTACAGTTATAACAATGGAGAATATAGAAGCTGATGACACAATGGCTTATATTTCAAAGCAAGTACTGAACAATTCAAGAATAACAATCATGAGTACAGACAAAGATTTCTATCAGATAGTAAATGATAGAATCGCTGTTTGGTCACCAACGAAAAAAGTTTTATATGACAGAAAACGTCTCGAAGAAGAATTTGAGATACTTGCTGAGAACTTTATTTATTATAGAATAATAGACGGTGACAAATCTGATAATATCAATGGTGTAAGGGGTCTAGGTTTAAAGACAATAAGAAAAAAATACCCATCTTTGACTGATGAAGCAATAATTAATATAGATGAGTTTTTAAATGTTACACAACTATTTGAACACAAAGACCTACTAATAAGAAACTACAGATTAATGCAGCTCCATGATGTTGACATTCCTGGCAATGCAAAGTTATCTATTGTAGACCAAGTTAGAGATGGAACTTCAAGACTTGTAAAATATAAAATTCATAAAATGTTTTTAGAAGACACTATAGACCATGCAATTAGAAATCCTGATGTATGGCTTCAGGAGTCTTTCAACCAATTAGAATTAATACTAAATAATGCCGCCAATAAATGATGATTTAACAAAATACGGATCTGTTTTTCAGACTAAGATAATAACTTCTCTGTTGACAGATGCTACATTCGCTGTTACTATTTACGATATGATGCAACCAGAACTAATGGGGACGGAAGCAAAACAGTGGTTGGTAAAATCAATAAAAGATTATTACTACGAATATAAAGTTACTCCTACACTAGCAGCTCTAAAAGTAAAGATAAATGAAATAACAACAGATTTGCTCAAAGATGCAGTTGTTGATGAGTTAAGAGAAGTAACAAAAAGTATTGAAGCATTAGACTTACAATTTGTTAAAAATGAAACAGTAACATTTTGTAGAAATCAAATGCTAAAATCTGCAATTATTAAGTCTGTTGACTTACTGCAGTTAGGCCAATATGAAGAGATAAAACGAGTTGTAGATAATGCAATGCGCGCTGGAACTCACAGAGATATTGGTTTAGAATATGTAAAAGAATTTGACAAAATATTAGAAGATGTAAACAGAACTTGTGTGCCTTCTGGATGGGAGCCAATAGATGAAGTAATGGATGGCGGTCTTTCTGGAGGTGAGCTAGGTGTTGTAGTCGCACCTTCTGGTATTGGAAAAAGTTGGTTCTTACAAGCGCTTGGTGTTAATGCACTTAAAGCAGGTAAGAATGTAGTTTTCTATACACTCGAATTAAATGAAGCTTATGTCGGTATGCGGTTTGCAACAATATTCTCAGGAGTTCCTGTTGCAAATATAAAAGATAATAAAGATGAAGTTAGAGAAACAATTAATAACGATTGTAAAGGTGAACTAATAATAAAATACTTTCCAACAAGAGGTGCTACGGTTCAGACTATACACACTCATTTAAAGACAATAGAGTTGATGGGGCATGAGCCAGACTTAATATTAGTTGACTATG